ACAGATCGCGAGAGATCTTGACAAGAACGGGGTCGCTCTCGTTTCTGATAACTTCCTTGTGAAAGAAGATATCGGCTTGAACCTTTTGGAAGAGGAGATGTCGATCATTAAGCATATATATAACATAGCTCACCTCGCAGGGTGAAGCAAGCGAATTCGAATTTATTTTTAATTATTTTTAATTTTGTAAATCGTTTGTTATCAAGCACTTACGGCGGCCTGGCTGCCCTAAGTCCCTGATAAACAACGACTTATGTTAAGAGTCGTATTGGTCGTGGTATCCATAGTCATAGTCCTCACTTTCGGGGAACTCCTTGAGGGCTTGACGATCTTCCTCCTCAAGTTGTTCTTGGGCAAGCTGGGCAAGTACAGCATCTTGTTCGCCAGTATCTACATCTGTGATACCACGGGCGTGAGCAAGTCGGGCGAGTGAGTCATTATTAATGTTCATAAGTATAAAGTAGCTTCAACGATGATCAAAGTCAAACTTTTTCTAAAAAACTTTTTGCTTGACATGCGTAAGTGCTTGATATTCAACGACTTACGCGGGCCAGGCTTTCGTAAAGCCTTGATAGTCAACGACTTAGGCGGTATTAAAAAACAAGAAGATCGGGCTTCGCTGTATTCGAGGCAAACCAATCATATGTATTGATTTCTTGTCCGTTTAGTATAGGCTCAAAGGCGACTTGGCGGACGCCTGCATTGGCTATGCCGTTGACGCGTTCGCGTGTGGTGGAACTATTCCATCCCGCAAGCGACCATCTTACTAGTCCGTCGGGGTCACGCTTCACAATGGCGTTGCCATGTAGCCAAACGGTCTTGCCGTCTGTTTTGGTGTTGCCGACTTTTAAAGATGTGCCTTGCTCAAAGGCTTGTTTGATTTGTTGAGTTACTTTTCGCATGATTGTTTACCTTTAAGGATTTTGGTTAAAATGAGGATTTTTTCGCGTTCTGTTAAGTTTGTCATTATGATATTACTATAAAAAAGTTTTTTTACAATTGCAAGCTTAAAGCAAATTATCTTTGCTCAAAAGCTTGTTTTATCATTTCGAAAGACCAAAAGTTTTCGTCTACATCAGAAAACAATTCGAAGCCTTCAACTTCTCTCTGCCCTACATAGTCAATTATGTCAAGGTCTTCTATCATGAATTCTATTATTTCGTCAGTTATCATATCTTTATTTTCTATATTGTTTTTTTGTTTAAGCAGATTAAAGCTATAATGACCGAACAGATTATTGATGTCAACATTTTTTTAGGTAAAAAATGGATGTTGGCGAACATCACGAAGACGGATGCCGTGCACAATGTTTGTTCTATACTTGCGTACATTAGCACAAAGTCCGAATGTTGGGTGATTGATCGGATCTTCTGTGAGTTGATAGATTTTTTTGCAACGAGTGATGACTACATCACCCTTCTTGAATTGTTGTTTTGATTTCATATTACTACTATCGTTTATTTTTTATCTGAAGTCAAATTATTTTTCAAAAAACTTTTTGCTTAACATTCGTAAGTCATTGGTATTCAACGACTTACGGAAGCCAGGCCCGCGTAAACCTTTGGTATTCAAGGACTTACGAGATAAACAAGCTCAAAAAAAAGCCCCTTTCGGGGCAATTAGATTAGTCAACTAGGATAAGGGGTTCGGGTAATGGAGTATGAGCAATGTAAGCCTTTAGCTCATTTAATTCTGCTTGAGCTATTCTGTCGAGATCAGCCTGCGCGGCTACAACCTGCATTTGTGCTGACGCTGAGCCATTATTTGCTGCGTCGAGATTTTCGTTGATGATTTCTTGAAGTCTTTGTTTTTCGTTCATATGTATAAGGTAAAGGATTATTTAGTAATTGTCAAGCTATTTAGGGAATTATTTTACCGCTTCCTTGATCATGTCAAAAGTCCAAACATGACCGCCGACACATTCCCACCGATCAAAAGCCTCGGACATCGGGCTTGCTTGAATACGGACAAGACCATTGTCTTGGATGAATTGTTTCATTTTATTTGTCATATAAGTATAAACTAACAAAGCTAAGGATTTATTGCAAGCTAAAAGCGAATTATCCTAAAGCTTTAACTAAATTGCGTTTATCTTCGTTTGAGTATTGGTCATAAAGCACATCGTCAAGAAAGCTTTCGAGTTGACTTTCTAATTTTTTTGCATCATAGGTAAACTCAATTTCGTTTTCGTTTTCGTCTTCTACAAGCTTGACTTTTACAGACTCGGCAAGAACATAACCCTCTTCTTCTCTAACGGCTACATCAGCACTAAGACCGCCCTCATAGTAATTTTTACCTGTATCAAACAAGCAAAAAACATTCACGATGTTAGAGTCAACATGGTTGACTTGGTCAATTTCTAAGTTGTCTATTTTTAAGCTCATATCTTTATTTTCTATATTGTTTAATTAATCTTATATAAACACATTAAGACAGAAACCAAGAAAACACAAGAAAAAAGTAAAAAAAATTTTAATTAATTATTTTTATATTTGTGCGAATAGGCTTGACGTCGAGGGGAAGGGGTGGCATAAGTAACCACCCCATTAGTCAAAAAACCCGCGAACACCTTTGGTGAGCATACGGCGGGGGGTGATATATCTCAATCTCCCCTGCAAATTCAATTCAATTCAAATTATATATAAAACAACCCACCCCATTAATTAAAAACAAGTCAAAATCAATATAAACAAAATTATTGCTTCATCAAAAAAAATCCCGACTCAACTGATTTTTAGTTTTTTTATTTTTTATTTTGCCGCCCCAACTCATATTTTCTTTAGCCCACATTGGCTGCAAATTGGTATAGTGATTTGGGTATTGCCCCTCAAATTTTGAAAGCGGTATGACATGATCGATATGCCCAACTACACTTCATATTTATAGATAATATAAAATCAGAATAAATATTTTCAAGTTTAACCTCGGCGGCTAAATATGTGTATATATATTACATAATGAACTCAATATTAGCAATCTGTTCCGAGTACAGCGATAATGTATGGTACTCAGGTTTAGGTGATGACTCTATGCCCGATAAAATCGCCATAGAGATTGAAAAAAGCTACAAACAAGCATTTTTAAACGCAATACGCCTGTACGGCTATAAACTCAATTCCTCGAAGAAAGGGGATGAAAGAGTAACAATACTAACATTAATAAAAATTAACAAAAAATCACTTGTTAATAAATTAATTTAATAAAAATTTAAAATCATGAGGCTCACGGCTCCTCCGCATCCGTATTGCTGGGTGCAAACGAAATGGGGGCGGCATAAATCAAAGGCAATAGTTGAATGTTCGCTTCTTACGAAAAAAGGCACAATAAATAAACTAGTATTAGTAGAAATGATAGGCGCACAATACAATAAACAAAATAATCAAAAATTATTTAAAATTAAAAACATAGAATATATAAAATAAAAAATGTCGGCGGCTAATAGAATAATTACTTCTTCTTTTGTATGATTATATATATAGCATATGACATCTTACGCAGATATAAAGAAAAAGCAATACTATAAGCTTAGACATGAATGGAAACAGTATAAAAAAGAATACAATGATTTAAAATTAGTATTTGATAAAATTGGAATTGAATTTGTAAAAAGTATTTCTAAATTCTGCATCGAGCACGATCTTGGCGATCCATTCAAGGAAACTGAGGTTGAGACTCAAAATGTCGCGGCTGTATTTGGTTCTTCATCAAAAAGGTTATATAGAAAGATAGTGGTTAATACTCATCCTGATAGAGCAGTAAAAAAAGAAAAAACAGAAAAAATTTACAACCAAGCGACCAAAGCTAAAAAGTCTGGCAACTTGCAAGAATTGCTTGATGCAGGTAAAGAGCTTTCCCTCGCGCCGAACCTTAACGAGATCACAATAGAAGAGTTAGATTTATTGGAATTAAATATCAATGAAGTAAAAGATAAAATCCAAAAAATAAGAAATTCATATGCATGGGTTTGGTTTCATGCGTCTCCCAAAAAAAGAAATGAAATTTTTTATAATTTTATAGAACTTCATGCCAAATAAAATATATTTAAAAGAAACACGATTTCCATAAAGAAATTTCGTGTTAGAATTTATCCATGAATTAACTTATTATAGTGTAATAAAACTCAATGCCTAGAAAGAAAAAAACTGATTTAGAGATCGAACAGTTAAGACCCGCCAAAATTACTATTAAGAATATTGGATTAACTGAAAAGCAAAAGTCCCTCGTTAGATTGGCCCTAGAGGAAGATAATAAAGTAATATTTATATCTGGTCCCGCAGGATCAACCAAAACCTTTATGGCTGTATATTGCGCGCTTAAAAAATTAAAAGCCGATGACAACCTAGATCTGATGTATGTCAGAACTGTTATTGAAAGTGCCGATAAAGGCCTTGGCGCACTACCAGGCGATATTATGGAAAAAATCAATCCGTATATGGCTCCATTAGACGATAAGCTGCGAGAATTACTGCCCTCTACCACTGGGGTCATTAATGATTTAATAAAAAAGAAGCGAGTGCAGGCTATGCCTATAAACTTTCTTAGAGGCGCAAGCTGGAATAACAAGGTAGTTGTTGCAGATGAAGCTCAGAATTTTACATTTAAAGAATTAACCACACTAATGACGAGATTGGGAGAAACTAGTCAATTATTTATCTGTGGAGATTATATGCAAAGCGATATTAATGGCAAAAGTGGATTTAAGGGTATGTTTGACCTATTTAATTCACAAGAAAGTCAAGATAATGGCATTCAATGCTTCTCTTTTAATTTGAGCGATATCAAGCGTAGTAAAATACTTTCTTACATAATTCAAAAAATCGGAAGCAAGCAGTAATTTATTTAAGTGTATAATATATTATGCTTGGTAGTATAATGAATACTGTTATTGGCGCTGGCATAAAAGTTGGAGCCAATTTATTGAATTACTGGTTGGAGCAGAAAAAGCAAGACCAAATGATACTGGCTGCCAGAGATGGAGAGATGTTAAAAGCTTTAATTGAAAATCAAAATAAGCGAGCTGATGATCCATTTGTTAAGGTTACCAGAAGAATTCTTTTTATGTCAATTACATTCACTATGTGTTTTCTTATGATATATTATGCAATAAATCCACATATCACATATGATGTACTGATGCCCAAAGGGGAAAATTCTTCTCTTGGAATATGGTCTTGGATTTTTGGTGGAAAAGACTGGGTTCAAGTTCAATTGACTGGAGGATTGATGTTGAGTGCATTTATGGATTTGTGCTTTATGGTTGTTGGGTTTTACGCTATACCATCCAAGCGATGAATAAATATTTTATTTTTATATTATTAATATTTAGTGGTTGTGTTTCTTCTATTAAAGAAAAAATTATTCGCAATAATAATCCGCAAAATATTTCTTTTAGTAAATTTGATATAAATAAAGATGGAAACATAACAAAAGAAGAATTCAATAGCACAGAATATGCAGTCAATATCACAGAGCCAATCATTTGGTTTTTTGCAATAATTGCATTTATGTTTATATTGCTGTATTTTTCTAATAAAAAAAAGTGTAATTAAAATCAATGGAATTAGAATGGGAAACTATATTATCGTCATGTATTGTGGGTATTACCACAATATTTGGAATTTTTCTTAAAGAGTATGCTCAGGCCAGAAAGAACAAACAAAAAGCGTGCATTTTAACTTATACCAAGCAAAGCGACAATGTCGAAAAAGCTATTAGATATATATTATCTGAAGTCGATGTAGACAGAGCATATGTGTATGAATTTCACAATGGTGAAAACTTTTATAGCGGCAACCATCAGCAAAAATTTAGTTGCACTTATGAAGCATTAAATACTGGAGTTAGCGCTGAATCCCTCAATCTACAAAATTTAAGAGTAAGCACTTTTAATTCATTTGTTAAAAATGTAGTCAGAGATCAGTATTTTGATATAGAAGATATTAATGATGTGCCAAATCCACTACTAAGAAACTGGCTTGACCAAAGAGGGATTCAATCTTCCTATGCCATTCCCATTCAAACTTTAAATAAAAATATAATTGGCATCCTAAATGTAGATTTTACCAAAAAGCGAGGGCAATTAAATAAAAAGCAATTAGACTTCCTCAGGAATCAAGCAAAAATCATAGGCGGATATTTAATTTAATTTAGAATTTATTTAAATTAAAACATAATATTATGTATGTTATCAACATACTGTCAACATTGCGGAAGCAAAAACGAATATCGATTTAATAAGCCTAAGTTTTGCTCAAATTGCGGACAACCTCTTGCAGGGGAAGCTGTCGCGCCAAAACAAACATTTAAGCCTAAGAAAAAGCAAGTATCTACTAGCCAAGATCTAGATGAAGATGGAACCGATATATATGAAGTTCCAGAAATTACATCTTTAGCATATGAAATTGATGTATCCAATCAAGGAAGCTTTAACTTAGGGTCTTTATTCGGCAATCAACCTATATCATCGCAGCAATCCGCTCCAACTTCCAAGCCTAAAAGAGGTAGGCCAAGAAAAAGTAATGGGGCGAAAAAGAAAAATTAAGTACGAAGACCAAATTGACATAATAAATCAAGAAATTCGCAAGCGAAGAAATAAATGGTTTCTAGATTCCATGCCATGGATTTCCTTTGAGGATGTCGAGCAAATTATTCGATTACATATTTATCAAAAGTGGGACAAGTGGGATCAAGAGCGAGACTTAAAGCCTTGGATCAATAAAATTATAACAAATCAATTTAAAAATATACTAAGAAATTTTTATTTAAACTTTGCTAAACCTTGTTCTAGTTGCCCTTTCGACACTTCTGCTGCTGGAGAAAACTTCTGTTCATTCACTAAAAGTGGGATGCAAGATACTACATGCCCATTATATAAAAAATGGGAAAAAAGTAAAAAAAGTGCCCATGATGTAAAAATACCGTTAAGACTGGACGCCCAAGAATATGAGTCAGATATTTTTACTGGCGAGTCTTTTAATGTAGATAATGCTATACTCAGGGTTCAAGATCAACTCAAGGAAGATTTGTCTGATAAGCATTATAGGATTTATCAAATGCTTTTTATAGAAAATAAAACTGAAGATGAGGTTGCTAAATTTTTGGGCTATAAAACAAATGAAAAAGGCAGAAGCGCTGGATACAAGCAAATTAAAAATATGCGTAAATTCTTTAAAGAAAAAGTTACTAAAATAATTAAAAATAAAGATATTATATTTTGATATGAGATTAACTGAAGAACATAAAAAATTTATAGAAGAAAATTTTCATAAAATACCCAACTTAATTGAATTAACTAAAGCCGTATTCAAAGATGGTACTATTGACGGAAGGTCAAAACAAGGTAGAGCTGTAAGGGAGTATTTAGCTTCAAAAGACATGAAGTATAAAACAACGCGGCATGAAGAAGTCAAGCCTATAGTATTAAGCGGTGAGCATAAAGAGTTTATTCACAACTACTCTCAGGACGGCATGTCTAGTTTTCAGATTGCCCAATTATTGTTTCCTGAGAATACTGTCAAAAAGCTTGGTAGAGAGCAAAGGGCTGTAGGAAATTATCTTGAGGCAGTAAAGAGGCAGCAGCGAGAAGAGCGGCGAGAAGCTCGAGCCAAATACGACCCTCCAGAAACCTTCAGTAATTGCGTAAAGCTTGTAAATCGATACACTAATCAAGAGTTTAAAGAAAAAGAATTAAAAGTTGTAGAAAGAAAATCTATAGAATCTATGTTTAAATTCTTAAGGTCTCCTAGGTTTTGCCAAATCATAGGAACATACATCAAGGAAGAAGACCAAGAGTTATTTGAGGCTGAATTTATTAGAGCAACTTGGGATAAGCCCGACTTAAGCGCAGATGAGGTTAATTTATATGTAAATGTTTGCGTTGACTACATTAATCTTAAAAACATTCAGGGACATATGGAGAAACTGAATAGAATGTTCGATGAAGCAGATGAACAGCAAGAGTTAACTGTAAGATTGTCTGAGTTACTAAAAACTAAAAGCGAAGAATATAATCAATGCGAAAAAAGGCAAGAGTCTCTCATCCAAAGGCTTGCTGGAGATAGAGCTAAAAGAATTTCGCAAAGACAAGATCAAAACGCCTCGATCCTATCCCTTGTGGAAAGCTTTCAAAACGAAGAAGATCGTAAGCTCATGGTTAAGATGGCAGAAATGCAAAAGAAAGCAATCAGAGAAGAAGCTGATAATCTGGAATCCATGAACGCATGGAAGTCAAGGGTCTTAGGAATATCTAAAGGAGATGTCATCTAAATTTACATGCAAAGTGTGCCATGAAGAATTTGGCACCGAAAAAGGTCTGCATATCCATTTAAAAAAACATAAAATGGATCTAGCCACATATTATACAACATTTTACCCTAAAAAGAATTTATTAACTGGGGAACCGTTGCCATTCAAAGATAAAGAGGAATATTTTGCAAGAGATTTTAGTACTCGAAGGCAGTTAATAAAATGGTGCATGTCGGAATCTAAAGGCGTAACAAAAGAATACGCGCTTAAAAAATTAAAAGAAAGAATCGATCTAAAAAAGTTATCAATGGCGCCAAATCACCTTGAGCTCAAAATAGCTCAGCTGCCCGATATAGACGTTTTTAAGCATTTGTTCGGCTCTTATGGTGGAGCCTGCAAACAAATAGGCGTACAGCCCCTCTACGGCAAGCCAGCGCCAGAAGAGTTCTTTAAGGACGATAAGGATTTTGAAGAGCTCAAGATATTTGTAGACACTCGAGAGCAAAAGCCTTTTAAGTTTAAAAATTCAGAAAACCTAAAATTGGACTTCGGTGATTATACTGTTGGGGGAGATAATTATAACTATACATATATCGACAGAAAAGCTGAACAGGATTTTAAAGGCACTCTGTCTGGCGGTTTTGAGCGATTCAGAAGGGAAATGCAAAGAGTAAAAGACTTCGATTCATATCTATTCGTGGTAATTGAGAGTGATTTAAATAAATTATATAAAAATAATATGTTTGGCCCTCACAAGTCTAATTTAAAATATGTATATCATAATATGCGACTAATTACCCATGAATTTGCTGGTCACTGCCAATTTGTATTTGCTGGCACCCGTAAACGATCTCAATCAATCGTACCTAAAATTCTTACTTTAGGTAAAAGCTTATGGAATGTTGATTTGCAATACTATATAGATAAGGAAAAATAATTATGGCTTGGGAAGAAGGAAAACAACGCAGAAGAGAAAAACAAAAAATTAATGAAGAAATCCTGAAGATGGAAGGTTTTCTGGAGGAAGATGTGGCGAAAGAAAAATTATATCAATTTCTAAAAGAAAATATTACATTTACAACCAGTTTAATTTCTGGCGTTGATTTATTTCCGTTTCAACATATGGCTATCAAGGCTATGTTTGAAACTGATTATTTTATGGGGGTATGGAGTCGTGGTATGAGTAAGTCTTTCACCACTGGAGTATATGCATTCTTGGACGCAATCATCCACCAAGGCGTCGAAATTGGTATTCTCGCTGCATCTTTCAGACAGTCAAAGCAAATTTTTAAAAAAATTGAAGATATAGTATCAAAGCCTGAAGCGAAAATGCTTGCCCACTGTATTACTAAAAAATCAAAAAGCAATGACGAGTGGCTGATGGAAATTGGTAGAAGCAGAATACGGGCTCTACCCTTAGGTGACGGATCTAAGCTTCGTGGCTTTCGATTTCACAGAATCATTATTGACGAGTTTCTATTGATGCCTGAGAGGATTTATAATGAGGTTATTGTGCCATTCCTTTCTGTCGTGGAAAATCCAACTCAAAGAGAAGATTTATATAATTTAGAAACCAAACTAATCAATCAGGGCAAAATGAAAGAAGAGGAGCGATATATTTGGCCAAACAATAAATTGATTATGCTATCCTCTGCTAGTTATAAGTTTGAATATATGTATAAACTATATAGCCAATTCGAAAACTTAATCATAGGCGATGAAAAGAATCAAGATAAAGCTAGGAGATGTATTATGCAATTCTCTTATGACTGCGCTCCCAAGCAATTATACGACCAAAACCTTATTACTCAAGCTAAAGCCACAATGAGTCAATCTCAGTTTGAGCGGGAGTTTGGAGCTTTATTTACAGATGATAGCTCTGGATACTTTAAAACTTCCAGAATGGCGTCCTGCACAGTTAGGGACGGAGAAGAGCCAAACGTCGAAATTAAGGGTAGTCCTGAGGATGAGTACATATTAGCCTTTGACCCCTCATGGTCAGAGAGTGAAAGTAGTGATGATTTTGCTATGCAAATTTTAAAATATCACAAACACAATGGAACATCTACATTAGTTCATTCATACGCAATGTCAGGTACTCCCTTGAGGGATCATATATTTTATTTTTATTATTTAATTAAAAATTTCAATATCATTGCAATGGTAGGAGATTATAATGGCGGGGTACAGTTTATTAACGCTGTAAATGAAAGTCAGTTATTTAAATCAGAAAAAATTAAAATAAAAACAATTGATGGAGATTTCGATAAAATGGATTCATATAAAGAGGAATTAAATATTGCAAAGTCCCAATACAACCCCAAGGATCATAAGTATTTAATTTTAAGAAAACCTACATCAGATTGGATCAGACGGGCAAACGAATTACTGCAAGCTAATTTTGACCATAAACGTCTTTGGTTTGGGTCTAGAGCAATGGATGAAGCGTACAACAAACAAAGAGCTAAGAAAATACCAATTGATAAATTAAACTTTGTAAGACTTTCGGACGACGAAAAAAAACAAAGTGCATCCGCAAAGATGATTGACTTCATTGAACATCAATACGACATGACAACAATGACGAAGAATCAATGTGCGCTCATTCAAATCACTACATCCCCACAAGGAACTCAAACATTTGGGCTTCCTTTAGAGCTTAGAAGGCAATCTGGGCCAGATAAAGCTCGTAAAGATAGTTATTCAGCTTTAGTGCTTGGCAGTTGGATGGTAAAAATTTTATATGACATGCAAAACATAAAAGCTGAAGTTGTGCCTAGCACTTTTACGCCAATGTTTGTAAGTTAACTTTTAACTTTTATAGACTTTTACTTTGACTTTGTGTATTATCCTTTGTGAAAGAAAAAAGAAAATACACCAAGCGGTCCGATTACTGGAATAAATTTGAAAAACATGATCAACCTATAGAGAATATTTTAAAATCTATAGCCTCAGATCAAACCATGCCAGAAACGGCGGGAGAAAGCTTCTACTCCCAAGAATCGTCCGCCAGTACTAACAGACGGGTAGGTAATACTGCCACAACAGGCTCTCGCCGCAATGCTATATATGCGAGCAATAAGGCTAATAAATACAATAATATCCGCAGTGGAATGTTGCCTTATGACTATGGCGCTGGAGGAATCAATGTTAGGGACGCTATTGAGCTTTGTCAGAAAGCTTATGCTAATGTTGCAATTTTTAGAAACGCGATTGATATTATGGCTGAATTCTCTAATTCGCCAATTTACTTAGAAGGTGAAAATGAAAAATCAAAAAAATTCATTGAAAACTGGATGAAGCGGATTGGAATATGGAAATTAAAAGATCAGTATTTTAGAGAATATTATAGATCGGGAAATGTATTTTTGTATAGAGTTGATGGCAAATTTAATTCTGAAGACTTACTTAAACTTAATTATGTGTATGCATCTCAGACTTTAAAGCCAGGCGAAATACCCGTTAAGTATATGCTGTTAAACCCTTTTGATATTGTGGTTGAAAGGGCCACAGCTTTTAAAGATGGAGTATACAAAAAGGTATTATCAGACTACGAGCTCGAGAGGTTGAGAGACCCAAAGACAGAGGAAGATAAAAAGATCTTTGAATCACTTGATCCAGAAACTCAAAAAAAGATTAAGCAAGGATCATTCACTGCAGATGGATTAAAAATAGAATTAAATCCAGAAAAATTAATTTATTCATTTTATAAAAAACAAGATTATGAACCTTTTGCTATTCCCTTTGGCTTTCCTGTATTAGAAGACATCAATTGGAAGTTAGAGCTCAAGAAAATAGACCAAGCCATTTGTCGCACAGTTGAAAATGTTATTCTGCTGATTACAATGGGTACTGATCCTGATAAAGGTGGAGTTAACCCAAACAACCTCAAGGCGATGCAAGAGTTATTTAAAAACGAGAGTGTCGGTAGAGCTCTTATCGCAGATTACACAACTAAAGCTCAGTTTGTTATTCCTGACCTTAATAAAGTTATTGGCTCAGAAAAATACAAAATTGTAAATGAAGATATTAAAGAAGGTTTGCAGAATGTTATTGTGGGTAGTGAAAAGTTTTCAAACACTCAAATCAAAGCTGAAATTTTCTTAGAGCGACTAAAAGAATCTCGCAATGCTTTTCTTAACGATTTCCTTCAACCACAAATTAAAGAAATCTGCCGTAATATGGGATTAAAATCTTATCCTACTGCAAAATTTGAGGAAATTGATATTAAGGATGAGGTTCAGTTTCATAGAGTGATTACTCGATTACTGGAAATCGGAATACTTACTCCAGAGCAAGGCATTAAAGCTATGCAGACAGGTATATATCCAGAGCCAAGAGAGTTGTCTCAAGTTCAGGAAACTTATAAAGAGCAGCGAGAAAAAGGTTTCTATAATCCATTGGTTGGAGGAATACCGATGATTGAAAGCGTACAATCTGAAAAGGATCGAGATTTGCAGGAAGAGCAAATGGATCAACAAGCAGAAATGCAGAAACAAAACGTTAAAAAACAAAACGAAACTAAAAATGCAACACCTAAATCTGCAGGTCGACCAAATGGAACAACTCAAATTCCATTGAATGCATCAAAAAATTATAACCAAAAAAGTATTCAATCTGTTATATATGATATTGAAGATTTTCAATCTTATGCCGAGACTAACTTTAAGAAAAATAAAAACTTAACAGATATGACCGACCAACAAAAAGATGTTGTGTCTAAACTTTGCGAGTCTGTAATATGCGCTAAAAATAAAAAACAGTGGAAAAGAACATTATTGAGCTGCATAAAGAATGCTGATAATATTGAAAAACTAAATCCAATGCATGAAGTATTGGAGATTGCTGCAGAGCACGAGCTAACTGATTATCCGTCCGCAATTTTATATCACAGTAAAAACAATAATTAGTGTACTTATATAAAAGATATGAAAAAAGATTTCAAGTATACCGCTAAATTTTCTGATATACTGCTCGCTTCTGCTGATATAAATTCTCCAGAGCTTCATATCAGTGAAGCATCATTAGATTCGCTCAAATCATTAATTCCAGAAGATGTTGACTTGGATAAAAACATAGATTTAATGGCAATCGCATTTAATGCTGCAGTGGTAAATAAATTTAATCGTAATGGAGATGGAATAAGCTCGGAGTCTGCCGTAAAAATATTAGACCAATTTAAACATAAGCCCACAAACATTGAGCATCAAAAGCAAAAGGTTGTTGGGCATATAGTGTCAGCCTCTTTTGCCGATAAAGAAACCAATGAAATTTTCTCTAAAGACGAAGCTCTTCAAAAAAACGAACCCTATAATATAGCATTAGCTTCATTAGTTTATAAATCTGTTAATCCAGAATTTGCAAATTTAATCGAACAATCTATTGATGAAGAGAGTGATCTTTATCATGCTGTTTCCGCTAGCTGGGAAATTGGTTTCAATGATTTTGTTCTGGCTGTCGGAAGCGATGATTTATCTGAAGCTCAAATTATTGATGACGAGGAGGCTATTGAAGAATTAAAAGGAAACTTAAAAGCATTGGGCGGAGAAGGAAAAACAAAAGATGGAGCTCCCATTCACCGCTTAATTACTGGAGAAATCTTTCCGCTGGGCATAGGTTTTACTTCAAATCCAGCAGCTGATGTTAAAGGGGTTGTGGCTCATTCTGATAAAAAAGATGAAAATAAAATTGAGAAAAATGAAAAAAATATTTCACAAATCGACATTTCTGATGTAAATAACAAAAAAAGTACTATTATGGACAATAACGAAATTTTAAACAATTTAGTGTCAGCTTTAGAGGACAAGGTTTCTAACAAGAAATTTTCCGAAGAAGCCGTGGCCACTGTATCTAAAATTATTAACGATGCGATTCTTGAGCGCAATGAATCTTTTACTGCTGAAAAAGAAAGGCTTGAAAATGAGAAAGCTGAACTTTCAAAAGCTGCAGAAGAAAATGCTAAAGCGGTCAAGGAACTTCAGGAAGAGCTTAGCTCTGCAACTGAAAGAGTGTCGGAATTAGAGCAAGGTCAAAAACAACAAGAGGCTATTGCTCGATTTGATTCGAGAATGTCCGTAATCGAAGACATTTATGAGCTTAACGACGAAAGCCGCAAGGTTGTCGCCAATGAATTAAAAGATCTTGATGAGTCTGATGAATCATTCGCAACATTCCAAGAAAAGCTTGAAGTTGTACTAAAGCATCAAAATAAAGAATTTATCGCAAAACAAGAGGAAGAATTTAATGCAAAGCTTGCTGAAGCAGTTGAGCAGCGCATCGCTGAATTAAAAAGTGAAAATTCCTCAGAAGACGAAGCTGTTGAAGAAGCTATCGACAATGTATCCGTAGAGGAAGAAGTTGTAGCAAACAATAACGCTGACTCATCCGAAGAAGAGCTTTCATTGAAAGACAAATTTAAACAAGCTTTCTCGGAAGACAATTTAACCATTAACTACTAAAATAAAGGAATAAAATAACATGGCTATTAGACTATTACCGTTTCGTGATTATGACGAACATGACGTTGTAAATATTTATAGAAGCGCTGGACAATTAAGTGATTTCATCAATCTTTCTGACTCCACTAAGCGATCCACCCCTCAGGGTGACGCTGGAGTATTTGTAAAGGTTGCTAACGGAGCTTTAAATCCCGCACTTGGCGACTGGGATCCAGTCGATATCGCAAGTAACCCAGACAGTTTGCTTGGCAAAACTAATTATCCACATGTTGGTCGCAACATTTACCCTCAAACTGCTTTGAGTGTAACTGGAGTTGGCGCATCTGGAGATGCATGCATCGGAGTTACTCTTCGTCAAACTGTTGCTCGTGACGAGCTCGGAGAAAATCTTCTTTACAATCCCGTCAAAAAAGATGAATTGTTTGGAGTTCTTCCTGGTGAGGCTGTGCCTGTTCTTTCTAAAGGAATGATTTCCTTGACTGATCAAGCTATTGTTGGGTCTCCTGCTGTTGGAGATTCTCTTGTTCCTTACTCTGAAGGTAGAGCAAGTGGTGTAGCTGGAGGAACTGTTCCTGCCGATGCTAATAAAATCGGTACTGTTCTTGCATCTGGATACAGAAATGATGATGCTGGATCTCAAGGCGGAACTAATGTTTTTGGAAATGCTGGATATCAAAGCGGGCATTACTACATCGTAAAAATCGATTGCGCATAATTTAATAAAGAAAGGTAAAATTTAAAAATGAAAATTACATTAAAAAGAACTGAAGAACAAGTCGAGCTTATCAAAGCAATGGCATCGAAAAATCGTGATGTTGCTTACGAAGCTCAAGTTGCTCTCGCAGAATTTATTGGACCTGTGCTTGCGAAAGTTATCAATCAAGCTCCTACTCTTAGTAACTTGTTTAGCAACTTTGCATTTAGCGCTGATGAAAGCCCCAGTATCCCAATGGATCTTTACTATGACATCACTGATGAAGATTATGTAACTGTTTGGAGTCAAGCCGTCCCTGGTGGTTTGCCAACCAACACCGTTACTCCTATCGGTGGTGAAATGAAATTCACAACTTATCGTCTCGATAGTGCTGTTGATTTCGACAAACGTTATGCTCAACGTTCACGCATGGATGTTGTTAGCAAATCTTTTACTCGTGTAGCTCAAGAAATCTTGATGAAGCAAGAGCGCAATTCTGCAAGTCTTATACTTGGAGCTTTGTCTGAAGCTAGCACAAAAGGAACTAAGCATACGATAACTGCCAACACCGTAGGAAATTCAAGATTGGTTCTTGATGACTTTAATAAGCTTCTTACTCTCGGTAAGCGTATCAATACAGCTTGGACTGGTGGCACACCTGAAGGTGGTATTGGCGGTCGTGGAGTAACCGATCTTATCGTTTCTCCTGAAGTTGTACAAGGCCTTCGTGAAATGGCTTACAATCCAATTAATACTAGAACCGTAGGTACTGGAAACGACATTCCTGCTACTGACAGTATGCGTGAAGCTATCTACAGCAACGCTGGCATTCCTGAATTCTATGGTATTAATATCATGGAGCTTCAAGAAATGGGCAAAGGTCAACGCTTCAACAAGCTTTTTGAAGCTCTTGATAGTGATGCTGACCGCGCTGGAGCCGCTGTAGCATTTGCTGATGCTAGCCACGAGCTTGTTATCGGCCTCGATAAACGTGTTGAGTCAATGCTTCGCGCAGTTGCTACCGATTCCGAAACTGGTTCCGAGTTCTCCTTGGTTGCAGACGATCAATACAGTGTTCGTCAGTCCAAGATTGGATACTACGGATCGATTGAAGAAGGCCGCATGATTCTTGATAATCGTGCCCTGTTCGGTATCGTTTGCTAAGTGTAAGATTAATTATAATCTTTTTCAAAAAATCCACCTAAGGGTGGATTTTTTGTTTATAAGAGTTATTATATGTGTATAGAACTTTAAACTAGTATAAATATTATGGCCACAAGAAAACCTAAAACAACCAAGAAAAAAACGGCAAAGATTACCCAATATGCCGATGGAAAAGATAATGACAGAAAAGATGTCGCAAAAACTGTTGAAGAATTAATGGCAGTAAAAACAAGAGATCCTTTTAAGTTAGCTAGCGGTGAAAGCTTTGAGGAAGCTGTTAAAAATATGAGCCTCTCCCAACTTCAAGAAATTGCGGTAAAGTCTGGAGTATTTCCTTCTGGAACAAAAGCTACACTCAAAAACAAGCTTCTCAAGGAATATGAAAATAGATCACAAGGAAGATATGGAGCTGCAAGTTCCAGTAAGCCTATTGTTGACCCAAATTCCGCTCGAGCAAAAAAAATTCTTAAAATACTGAACGACGAATGAATCAATTAGGCGAGCTTGGGTATGAAATTTGGGATATCGAGTTCGGTGATCATACATCTGAAATAGACAGAGAAAGTAAATCTCTGCTTATTTCTGGCTACCTTGAAGCCAATATTGGAGAGCTTAATATATTGATTAATACAGATTTTAAGCTTGACGAAACTAAAGATGAAGTGATTCCCGAGTTAAAGTATGAAGAGAAAGCTATATTTACTCAACTCTATCTAAAGGATTATCTTTTAAAGCAAGCGCGTAATACGTTAAGAAGCGCCACTGATACCTCTTATTCTAATGAAGCTAATGCTCAACCAACTGATTGGACGGAACTTCGAGAAGGTGACAGTTCTATCAAAAGATCAATACCCACAGCAAGCTCCAAGAACACTTCCGCTAAACTCTTTCAGGATGCCTCCAAGGAGGCCCTAGAAGACCTCAAGAGGATGATTCATTCATATAACATGTATGGATCCATTCCTTCGCAGATAGCGGGCAAAGACGCGCCTATCTGATCACTCCTTGGGCTTGCTTTTTTTGGTGAGCTGTTCAAAGATACTTTTTTTCTGCTCTGGCGAGCAGTGATACCACTTGTACATAATATCTTTTTGGATACTTTGTATTTTTTCTTGCATTTTATCGATCTCTTGCTCGACTGTAATAATTAGCTCAGTATTTACATCTTCTATTTCTATATCAAGATTTAGTGCAACTTTTAATATTTTATTAAAGTCGCCACTATCCTTGCCTTGACTTGCTTCATGGTAAAGTTCGGCGCGGGCTTCAATTTCTTCTTCTGAGAGACCTTTTGTTTTATCTGGATGTGTTTGCTTGACAATTTCGCGGTATAACTCTTTTACTTCTTTGTTGGTTTTCTTTTTTTTGTTTTTTTTATCTTGCGGGCCATTTTCAAATGGCGGCGATATTTCTTTTCGCGCGCAATATTCAAACATAGTAGATATAAAGGTTTGCTTAGCCGTCTCAAAAGAACTCATGAGCTCATCGTACTCCATGTTCAGATAAGACATTTTGTGTTTGAGTTTTTTGAATTTTTGCTCTAATATTGATTTGGACCGAGATTTATTCTTTTCGGTTGATATATATTTTTCAATCTCTACGCTAGAGGAGTTTTTAAATAAATCATCTATATCTTCCATAATTGTAATTTACACAAAAAAAAGACGACCCCCGAAGGGGTCGTCTAGGTTAAGGGTTAAGAAATAACGATTAAACTGCAGATAGCACTTCAAGAGTGTATCCTGTAGATGGAAGTTCATCCGAGAATACAAATGTAGCACCAGTTGTAGTAGGTTGTCCGCTCAATTGAATTCCCATAATTGGGTCATCTGGATTGTAGCTCACCATTGTTCCAACCACTGAAGGTGGAGTTGCGAATCCTGCCTTAGTATAGTCAACCGTTACGTATGCTTGAGCTAAGGTCGCAGTTTGCATTCCTGTATATGCAATACCTGATAATTCTACAGTCTGAGCATATACATCATTGGTTGTAATTAACGCTGCGAGACTAGATACGTCAGTATCAACCTGTTTAGCTTCCAAGCTAGAAGCTGAAGCCAAGCTGGAAATGTCAGAATCAAGTTGTTCTGTACCTCCGCCAAGGCTGGTCGCCAAGCTAGAAATGTCAGAGCTATGAGTTACATCAGTAGCTGCAAGACT